GCTTGACTCTCAGACAATGCTCCACCGCAGTGCACCACAGTGTGAGCTTGATCTAACCTGTTATGATAGAGAGGTAAGTATCACACAAGAGATTCATCCTAAATCAATGATACGCCGATTCGAAGATGCGAAAGGATGTATCATAGGTGAAGTGAAGGGCTTGAATATATCTAAGGCTCGATCAGACGTCGAGAAGACGCTGATAGCTTCAACTGTGGAGGAGGTCTATGGGAAAATCGACTATTTCCCGCCTGACATGAAAGTTGGAAATGGAGAGCACGGTTGGAATGACCCTTACTTTAAGGCCTTGAACACCATCGTCACTGCTAACGTGTCCATACCCACCGCAATGATAGAGAAAGCAGCTAAAAGCTATCTGAAGAGACTTAAAAGATTCCTGCCCAAAGAAGAGCTAGAGGGATTGAGTCCGCTTTCCACGTATGAAGCCATCAATGGAATTCCAGGGAAATTGTATATTGATAGCATCATCAGGCAGACAGGTGGAGGTTTTGGAATGTTTACCAAAAAAGCAAACTACCTAGTGCCTTCAGAGCGTGAAAACTATCCCGAAGGGGTAGAATTTAGGGAGGATGTGATGGAGCACATTGCAGATCTCGATGCCAAACTTCTGGAGCAGCCAGTATCACCTATTTTTCAATGCCATTTGAAGAATGAGCCCGTGAAGCTTAAGAAGTACGATGAACCACATATGGAGTTTAGGGATCACAATTGTGAATACGATTGCACCCAAATGTACAAGAAGCTCCCTAGGGTCTTTATGGGAAGTCCCGTAGCTTTTGGTGTGGTCGTTCGCAAATACTTTCTTCCAATCTTTGCCTTAATGCAGCGTCAAAACCTGATTTTTGAGTGTGCTATCGGTCTCAATTGCTGTAGCGATGAATGGAGACAGCTTTATGAGTGGCTAACCATTGATCCTAATCGAATGATAGCTGGAGACTTTGCAGAATTCGATAGGCGCATTCCGGCTATCCTAATCGTAATGACACACTTGATCTGGACAATGATCACAGAATTTGAGGAGTGTGGCTACAAGGAGGAGCATCGCACTCGTATGCGACATATTGGAGATACC